CTATATCAAGGTCCGCGGGCAGTGGATGTATCTCTACCGCGCCATCGACAACCTTGGAGACACGGTCGAGTTCTATTTCAGCGAGCAGCGCGACCTGGCGGCGGCGAAGCGCTTCCTGGCCAAGGCGCTCGGGCGGCACGGCCGTCCCAGCCGTATCGTCATCGATGGCAGCCAGACCAACCGGGAGGCCGTCGTCTCTTGCGATACGACAAACCGCCTGCGGGACCGGTCGCGGCGCCGACTGAAGCCGGTCCGGATTCGGCAGAGCCAATATCTGACGAAGGAAGCACCAGGATGGGTTGCCATGACGGTGCGAAAACCGTGCTGGTTCAATAACTTAGTTTGATATTTCGGCAGCCCGAAAGGCCGGTTTTTCGTGCCGCGGTGTCCGGCCATTTTCCTCAATGATTTCAGATGTCCGGCGAGTGCCGGTCTGACTGGACGCGACACGGACGTGACATGCGGCCGGCTATCACCGGACAGGACCGGCACTCGCCGGAGTGCTAAAGATGGGCAATGGCGCGCCAACACCACCCCCGGCGGTTTCGTCCACAGCGTAAGCGGAAGGCGTCCGCAAGCGCGGGCCCCCAGCCATCCTTGAGCTTGTCTGCCTTCGTCGAGCAGCTCAAGCGGCCCGGCCATAAGCCGCGCCAGCTCACGCCCGATGAGGCGAAGGCGGCGGCCCTGCGCCGGGCCGCGGATATCCAGGCCGTCGCGAGGGGCGACCGCCTTCCTGACGAGGTGCTGACTGCGGAGCAGCTCGAGGAGATACGGACAGCCGTCGCATCGGGGCGCGTCATCACCGAGGTGATGGAGTTCTTGCCGGTTCTCGCCGAGATGCCGGTGTCTCCGCCTCCTCCGCCTGAACCGCCGACGCCTCCTCCGCCGGCATCGCCCTCGCCACCGGCTCCGCCGGCTCCTCCTCCACCGCCGTCTTCGCCCTGGACCGGCAACGCCGAAGACTGGGTCAAGGAGATCGGCTTCGTCGAGCACCGGCTGCAGCGCGGTGAGAAGGTCTTTGCGCCCGGCCGGCCGAGCGACTATTGCCGCCGCATCGCGGATATCGCCGCCGCGCACGGCGTCGAGATCGAGGCCTCTACCGTCAAGAAGCTATATTACCGCCGATAGCCGGTGATGACCGGTGATGACCGGTGATGACCGGTGATGTTCTGGTACTTTTCTGGTACTTTTCTGGTACTTTCGCTACTTTCTTTGTGACTTACAGCAGCGAATTCTTGTGCCATCCTTCCGGCGTCAATTGGAGATGACCGGAAATGACCAAACCCAGGACACCCGGCTCCACGAAGCCATCGCCCGCCGACAACCCCGACTGGATCTGGGGCGCACAGGCCATCGGCGCGCATATCGGTAGAAGCCCTGATCAGGTGTACTACCTGTTCTCGCTCGGCAAGTTCGGCACCGCCGTGTGGAAGATGGGCGCCAAAAACTTGGTCGGCTCCCGTGAAGGGCTGCGGCAACTCCCTAAAATTCTGGCATCTGCCGAATGATCGAGATGGGCGCCGGGCTCGCCGCCGCGCCGAGCCCGATCTTTGCGCTCCCACTGGCGCGGTCAGGAGTTCATCATCATGGAGTTGCAAAGAGCAGGACCGGGATCGCATCCGCCTAATGGTGCGACACCCGGCCCAAATGAAGCTTCGTTTCCCGACGCACGCTTCAACGAAACGGAAAATGGCCATGACTGGTCCACGGGTCAAGTAGGCTCACCGCCAGCCAGGCCCCGCCGTCCGAAGGCGATCCGCCTCATGCTCGAGCAGGCGCTCGAAGCCGATGTCGCCGAGCACTGGTCTGGCATCGTCACCACGGCTTATCGCGCGGTTGCCGATCGCCTCATCCTCGCCGGCGACGTCCCGGCTGCCGATCGCCGTTATGTCCGCGGCGTCGCGTGTCGCTTGGCGAAGCGGAAGGCGCTCGCTCCGCCGCGCCCGAGCGCCGCACAAATCCTCGACCTTCTCATCGATCACGCCATCGGCGCCTGACGCTCGCGACCCGCGCGACGCCGGTCGCCGCGCGGGGTTCGCTTCGAACATCCGAAGGAGAATTTCCATGATCAATGATGAGGAGACGACACCCGAGATCCCGGCAACTCCGGCAACCCAAACCCCCGAGACTCCGGAGACCGAGGTCCCCGACGTGCTGTTGCGCAAGGGCGCACTGGAGATCGTCGATCTCGCCTCGCGCCTGGGCAACGAGGCCTGGATCACGGCGCGCGATGCGTCGGGCCTGATCCGGGAGGCTTATCCCGATCACGGACGCAAGCAGATCATCGGCCTCTACGGACAGGCCGCTGCTGTGGGCCAGGCCCTGGCGGCCTGTATAACCTGGGACTTCGTCGCGTACGAGGTCGATATGCTGTTCCTCGCGGCCGACAAGCTGGCGAGCCTGGCGCGCAGCCTCGACGCCCTCTCGCCCTTTACGTCAGCGGCCTTCCTCGCGCAGCGGCAGCGCCTCGTCGCGCTCGCGGGCGCAGCCGTCGATTGGCAACTGCAATCGCCGAAGTTCCGCAAGCAGCTCACCGCGGCCGGGACCGAGGAGGAGCCGTCATGACCGACACGATCGAAACCGCACAGCCGACCGAGGCCGACGCCGCCTATGCCTACGAGATCCGCATGCTGCGCACCGAGATCATGCAGGCGGTGAATGCGCTCGCGAAGCGCTGCACCCGCGCTTCGATGCAGCTCGGCAATCTCGACGAGCGGCTGGCGGCGGACACGAGACCGCTCGACCGCGACCGCATCCAAGGCCTCAGCGACCAAGCCTATGAAATCATCTTCGCGCTCGGCGAGCAGTTCGACGAGATGAGCGACAAGCTCAACCCGGACGCAGAGGAGGACGACGGCGAGGAGGATGACACAACCGAGAAGGAGGAGCCCGAGGAAGACGAGGAGGAGAACGCGGAGGACACCGATGACTGATCACCGGCATCGCCTGCCGGCCCGGCTGCGGGCCGAGCTCGCCGGCTGCGATTGGTCGCTCGAGAACGGTGCGAAGCACATGCAGTTGCACGTCAACGGCGTGATGGTCGCCGCCCTCCCTCGCGGTCGCCTGAAGGAGAGCCGCACGTGGCTGCGTGTGCAGCGCGATGTCCGCCGGCACAGAGAAGGATTGAGATCATGACTACGACCCTCACGGCGGACCAATGGCTCGAGCAAGCGCGCGAAGATCTCGTTGACGCCTCGATCGATCTTGCGAATGCCATGTCCAGTTTCAAGCGCTACCAGGCCGTGCCTCCGGCCGCCGAGTTCAAGAACGCGGTACTGCCGATACGGATCGAAGAGCTCAGGCGCGGCGTCGAGAAGACAATCTCAGCCATCGATACGGTGATCCGCGTCTGCGACAAGACGCGCGCGGAGGCGCGCGCGTCATGACCCGTCCCGCAGTCGAGCCTGGCGCAGCTGTGAGGCGGAAAGCGAGTTCGCTCATGGCGCATGCCCTCACGCTCGAGCAATTCATCGCCCGCATCACCGCCGGCGAGCCGGTCACCTGGCTGACCGTGCAGCAGGGCGACGAGATCTTCGACATCGTCGTCGCCGACGGCCACGCGCCGCCCGGAAGCGCAAGGAGAGCTTAAGAGATGACCTGGTTCATCGTCGCTCTGAGGAAGCAGCCACAGCCGTCACAGCATCAGTTCCCGCACGAATACTGGCCACGCAAATTCGCCGACAAGCGAGATGCCTTGCGAGCCATCGCCGAGATCGAGCGGGTGCTGCCGATCCCGATCCGAGGGTATGGCAATGACTGATCTGCAGCTGCGGCACATCAGGATGCTGGGCGAGGCCAAAGCCCTCGTCGAGCGCGACAACCGCGCGCACCTGGGAACGGCGCCGTGACTGTGCCGTTTCTCCTGACCGCGGAGGCGAGACTCGCTGAGCCGCGGGGCACGAAGATTGTGGTTCTCGGACGCTCCGGCGTCGGCAAGACGTATCTGCTCAACACTCTCCCCGCCGAGATGCTGGCCGAGACCTTGTTCGTCGACGTCGAGGCGGGCGATCTCCCCGTCGCCGGTCTGCCGGTCGCCAGCCTGCGGCCGCAGACGTGGATCGAGTTTCGCGACATTGCCTGCGCTCTCGGCGGCCCGAACCGCGCCGTCGCCGGCAACGCCCCCTACAGTGAAGCTCACTATCAGGCCGTGATGGCGAACCCCGATCTCGCCGGTCTTGCGATCTATACGACGTTGTTCGTCGATTCCTTGAGCGAAGCCTCGCGCCGCTGCCGTGTATGGGCCGAGCAACAAGCGGAAGCCTACAACGATCGCGGCAAAAAAGATTTGCGCGGCATGTATGGGCTCGTCGCGCGCGAGATGATCGGCTGGCTGCAGCAGCTTCAGCACATGCGTTCGCGCCACGTGATCTTCGTCGCGGTGCTCGAGAAAGCGCTCGACGACTTCAACGTCGCCACTTGGCGCCCTCAAATCGAAGGGCAGCGCACCGGCAATGTCCTGCCCGGCATCGTCGACGAGGTGCTCACGCTCGAATTCCTGGACTTCGGCGATCATAAGCCGGTCCGCTGTTTCGTCACGCGCGAGCCGAACCCTTGGGGCCTACCGGGCAAGGATCGCTCCGGGAAACTCGACCCGATCGAGGAACCGGACCTCGCAAAATTACTCCGAAAACTCACCGCGTCGAAAGCTCCAACAGACGGAGGAACAGCATGAGCTCGCTCGATTTCACCGACTTCGAAGGCGCCGACCTGATCCCTGCCGGAACCGACGCCATCCTGCAGATCCGCATCAAATTCGGAGAGGCGACCGACAACGTTTTGACATTCACCAAAAACAGGGACGCCGAAATCCTGAAAGCCGAATTCACGATCGTCGACGGTCCGCATGCGCGCAGGAAATTCTGGCAAGACTTCATGGTGAAGGGCGCAACCGACGGCCAGAAGATGATGGCCGACAGGAACAACGCCATTCTCAAGACGATCCTCGATTCGGCAAAAAATCTGGATCCGACCGACAAGAGCCCGGCCGCGCGCCAGGCGCGCACGGCGCAATATCGTGATTTCGACGGCATGCGCTTTCAGGCGGTGATCGCGGTCGAGCCGGCAAGGACCGACAAGAATACCGGACAGACCTATCAGGCGCGCAATGCCCTCGAGAAGGTGATCACCCGCGGCCTCCAAGGCTGGCGCGGGCCGATCGATCAAGTAGCGGCATTCAACGACGACCTGCCTTTCGGCCACACTTCTGCACCGAATGGCGCGGCGGCAGCGGCGCCAGGGCCGGCGACGGGCACGCCCATGACCAACACGCCCATGACCAAGCCGGATTGGGCGAAGTGATGCGCCAGGCCCGCATCGCCGCCATTACGGCGCGCCAGGACGAATGGATGCGGCGCGCTAGCGCCGCCTCCATCGCCGCCTTCAACGAGCTCGTCGGCCATGGCGCCGAAGCGGTCATCCTTTCGAAGGTGCCGGTCGGCCGGCTGACCGACGCCGAGAAGGGCTGGATCTGCTCGAGCGCCGTGTTCGCCTGGATCGGCGCCCGCGCCGAACAGGCTGCGCATGAAGGCTGGAACGCCGAGCACGCCATTCGCACGACCGGACTGACGCCTGACCCGTGGGTCATGGGCGCCGTCACCGGCATCTTGCCGAAGCTCTTCGAGGCGCTCTCCGACGACGATTTCGATTGGAACCAGCCGCTCGGCGCCTGGTCGAAGGACGACATCGCCGAATTTCTGATGACCGCTTTCAACCTCATGCAACACGCTTTCGCGGCGCGCGACAGCACTGAAGCGCAAACAATAGGCACCGACGCCAATGTCATGGCCCGGCAGATCAATGCCGCGGCGGGCAATCCCTGCATGACCGCCTCGGAATTCAAGGAGTTCAGCGCCAGCCCTTTCGACCGCAGGAGGTGACGGTGACAACAAAAAATTCCCCGAGTCCCGCGACTCTCGCCCGGCAGGCGCGCCGGGCGCAAAAGGAAGGCGAGCTGGCGGCGAAAATCCGCGCCCTCCCTAACGCTCGCTTCGGCGTGGTCTACGCCGACCCGCCTTGGCGGTTTGAGCCCTATTCGCGCGAGACAGGCTTGGAGCGCGATGCCACGAACCATTACCCCGTGATGACGCTTGCCGACATCAAGGCGCTCGAAGTGCCGTCAATCGCAGCGGACGATTGCGTGCTTTTCCTGTGGGGCACTTCGCCGATGATCGAGCAGGCCCACGAAGTGATGCGGGCCTGGGGCTTCGCTTACAAATCGCAATTCATTTGGGTGAAGGACAAGATCGGTCTCGGATTTTGGGCTCGCGGAAAGCACGAGCACCTCTTGATCGGTGTCAAAGGACATCCTCCCGCGCCGGCGCCCGGGACGCAATTTCCATCGGTGCTCGAGGCCAAGGTTCGCGAGCATTCGCGCAAGCCGGATGAAGCTTACGCGATCATCGAGCGCTATTTCCCAACCGTGCCGAAGGTCGAGCTTTTCGCTCGCATGGGGACCGTCCGTCCGGGATGGCAGTACTGGGGTCCGGAAGCACCGCCGTTCGGAATGGGAACGGCCACGGACCTCGAGCCGCAACATATCGAAGCCGTTCGCGAGGCGCAGCCATGAGGGCCATCGATTTCAGCGACGCCGACCAATACGACCAGCTGCAGCGCGGGCCGATTAACATCGTGCTCAACGAGCTCACCGAGCGCGTCGCCGTCGCCACGCCGAGGTTGTCCCGCGACTACCTTGGCGCTTCGGGCGTCGGCTCGGAGTGCCTGCGAAAGGTGCAGTTCGACTGGCTCTGCGCCTCTGCCATCGGGGCGAAACAGCAGCGCCGCTTCGATCGTGGCCATGCGATCGAGGCGACCATGCGGGCGCAATTGCAGGCGGTCGGCCTGGTCTTCGCTCCGCCGGCAGCGCTGGAGTTCGAAGCCCTCGATTATCTGCGCGGCCATGCCGATGGCCTCATTACCGCTGCTCCGGCGCCGCTCATGGCTCACATGCAGCTGCCGGCCTTGTGGGAGTGCAAATGTGTCTACGCCAAAGGCTGGCGCGATATCGTCAAGCATGGCCTCGCGCACACGTATCCGGTCTATGCGAGTCAAATCTGTCTCTATCAGCATTTCTTGAACCGCCGGAATCCGGTGTTGTTTTCGGCGGTCAATGCCGACTCGGCCGAAGCCTTGCACATGCTGATCCCGTTCGACCAGGAGCGGCTCGAGCGCACACTCGAGCGCATCTCGCTGATCATCAGCGCGACCAGCGAAGAGCGTCTGCTCGAGCGCGCCTACTGGGATCCGCAGGATTGGCACTGCATCGCCCAATGCGGGCATCGCGAGCGTTGCTGGAATCTCCCGTGAGCGCAGCCGTGGAAAAGACTTTCGAGAGCAAGCTCGCCGATCTGGTGCGTCGTTTCGGGACCGAGTTCGAGGGCGAAGTGATCGCGGTGTGGCGCGCGCTGAAGCGCCTCCTCGGATCGCGCAACGTCACCTTCACCGAGCTCGGCGACGCGATCGAGAGGCTGGCGACGGGCAACATCGACGAGGCCGACATCAAGCGCCTCTTCGAGGCCGGCTACGCCAAGGGTGTCGCCGACACCCGACGCGAGCAGGCGCAAGCGCAAGCCGTCTTCGGCCTGCGCTCGGACGGCACGCCGGATTGGGAACCGATCGCGCTCCATTGCCAGCGCGAAAAATCCCGCCTCGAAAACAGGCATCATGAGTTCGTCGACAAGATGGCGTCCCGCATGACGTGGGGAAGGGATCCCACGGACAGGGAGGGGAAATACCTGCTTAGCCTTTTTCGCCAGCTCGGCGGGAGATGTACATGAACGTCGCGGTCGACGCAGGCGCGGTGCGCGAGTTCCTCACCATCATCAGTGAGCATGTGCTCAAGCTCGCCAAAGGGAATGGTCACCCTGGCGTTCTTCAGCTCTGCTGCCTGTCTCCGCACGACGACAGGATAATCCCGCATCGCTTCGCGCTCGACGACGTCGAGAGCATCGTGACGACAGCGATCGGCGCGGCCAATGCTTCGTTCAACGTCTACCTGGAAGCTAGGACCGTGCGCCCCGATCTGCGCGGCTGCGAGCGCGGCAAGCTCGAGGATACGGCGAGCGTCTTTGCGCTCGTCGTCGATTCCGATCAGGACAAGGGCAAGGCTGGCCAGGTCACGGCCAGGCCGAGCCTGGCGATCGAGACCTCGCCCGGGAATTTCCATTACTGGTATCTCTTCGACCGGGCGATCGACGGTCCGCAGGCGAAGACGATCGGCGACGTGCTGCGGCGGGCGACCGGCAGCGATCAGGATACTGGAGTCGTCACTCAAGGCTATCGAGTCCCGGGCACGCCTAATTTTCCCTCCAAGACCAAGCAGGCGCGCGGCCGCGTCACCATCGAGCCGACCCGTATCGCCGAATGGACGATGCGCGAATGGGACCCGGCCGAGCTGCTCGCGGCCCATGAGCGGGCGAGCGTGGCGACGCCGCAGCCATCACCGGCCACGGGCGCCGCGGGACCTGCCATCGCCGACGAATCGAGCTTGCCCGACGAGCTCTTGCGGGTCATTCGCGAGGGCGGAGTCAGCAAGGGCCTCGGCGTTGCCCAAGACACATCGCGCTCCGGGTTGTTCTTCCACGTGGTCGGCGAGCTGAAGAAGCGACGGTGGTCGATCGCCCAGATCCAGGCGCTGTTCGAGAAATACCCGAATGGAGTCGCGGCGAAATATGCCGGCCGTCTCGAGGGAGCGATCGCCGGCGCCTACGCCAAGGTCGAGAACGGCGGCGGCCTCAATGGCGCGGCGCCTGGAGGTGCTTCGGTCTCCCCCTCCCCAGTGGGCCCGGCGCCGCAAGGATCGGCACCAGGGCCGGCGCCAGGGGCTACGGCGGGCACGTCCGGCGGTGTTCCTCCATCATCAGCGTCGTCATCTTCGCCCGGCGCCAATGCCGCTCATGTCTACATCCTGCCGACCATCCGCCTGCGCGACGGCCAGCTGCCGCATATCGTCGAGGAGACCGAACGGGCGCTGATCGCTTCGGGCGCGCCGATCTTCACGCGCGCCGGCGTCCTCGTCTATCCGGCCGACGAGCGCGTGCCGGCGGCTGACGGCGGGCAGACGATTAGCGCGCGCCTGGGCGAATATTCGACCTATTCGCTTCTCGACAAAGTGGCCAGGGCCGCGATCTATCAGCGCTACAATATGCGTCGGAAGGCTTGGGCCGATATCGATCCGCCGAAAGACCTGGTGCGCATGGTGCTCGAGCGCGGGCATAGCTGGAGCTTCCCGCGCATCACGGGCGTGATCACCACGCCGACTTTACGTGCTGATGGTTCCCTGCTCGATGCACCGGGCTATGACGCGCGCACCGAGCTCTTCCTCATGCCGAGCGTCGGCCTGCCGTCACTGCCGGCCAAACCGACCCACAAGGAGGCTCTGGCGGCCCTGGAGCTGCTGAAAGGCCTATTGGTCGAGTTCTCCTTCCAGCAGAAGCGGCTCGACCAGGCGGTGGCGCTCTCAGGGATTCTGACGGCGCTGTTGCGCGGCTCGTTGCCGGCGGCGCCCGTCTATCTGGTGCGCGCCTCGACGCCCGGCACCGGCAAGAGTTATCTGGTCGATGTCATCGCCGCCATCGCTACCGGACGCGTCTGTCCGGTCATTTCGGCCTCGCGCAACAGCGAAGAGAGCGAAAAGCGCATCGGCGCGGTGCTCTTGAGCGGGAGCTCGATCGTCTCGCTGGACAATCTCACCCACGATCTCGGTTCCGAGATCCTGTGCCAGGTCTCGGAGCGGCCAATGGTGAGGATTCGGGTGCTCGGTCGCTCGGAGATGCCGATTTGCGAATGCCGCACCGCGATGTTTGCTACCGGAAACAACGTGACTTTCAGCGGCGATATGGTGCGCCGCGGCTTGCTCTGTAACCTGGAGACGCTGCAGGAGCGCCCGGAGCTGCGCGAGTTCAAGCAGGATGCATTGGTGCGCGCCGGCGCCGAACGGGCCACATATGTGGCCGCGGCGCTCACCCTCGTGCGCGCCTATCTCGTCGCCGGCGCGCCATCCGTATGCGGAGCGTTCGGATCTTATGCGGCCTGGAGCAGGATGGCCCGCAGTCCATTGGTCTGGCTCGGCGAGCCGGACCCGGTCTCGAGCCTCGACACCATTCGCGACGAGGACGTCGAGCTCACCAATATCCGCGAGCTCTTCGGTCTGTGGAAGGACCATCTGCGGCTCGACATGCCTTACACGACCGCCCGAATCCTCGAGATCGCCAACGAGGAGACGCCTCCTCTTTTGATCCCGCATCCGCTGAAGGGGCTCTTGCTGAAGGTCGCTGCGGTGCGCGGCAGGGAAACGGAGATCTCACCCGAGCGCACCGGCCAGTGGATGCGCAGAATCAGCGGGCGCGTGGTGAACGGACTTCGCCTGGTGAGAGAGCAAGGTCGGGCGCACACCGCCGTTTTCCGACTCGTCGAAACATCATGAGGAGCTGATGCGGGGAGATTGGTGGAGTTGAAAACCGCATGGGTCACGAATTTAGCAACGGTGGGGTTGGTGTAGTTGGATTGTAAAATCTCATACTCCGTGATTTTTCGCACGTGCGAAATTATACGGACTCACGAATTTTACAATTCATCTCCACCAACCCCACCATAAGAGAAAGGGAGATAAACTGTGCCAGGATCGTCCATCTTCTTGAAGAGCGATGACAATATTTCGACGGAGTCGGATGTGGTCGATAAGTTCCTCGAGAGCGTCGGGGCGGGCTCACAGGGCTCTGGAAGGCTGATATTTGCGCTCGATGCGACCGCATCGCGTGCGCGTACCTGGGAAATTGCGCGTAAATTACAGGGAGATCTGATCCGGGAGGCGGCGTCGATCGGAGCCTTGTCGCTGCAGCTCGTCTACTTTCGGGGAGGCGATGACGAGCTGGGTGAGTGCCGGGCATCGGAATGGGTGACCGATCCTGCGCGCCTCACTGGCATCATGGGCAGGATCGAATGCCGGGCCGGTCGCACCCAGATCCACAAGATCCTCAGTCACGCCAAGCGTGAGACCATGGCGGAGAAGGTCGCAGCCGTGGTGTTCATCGGCGACGCCTGCGAGGACAGCCTGCAGCGGCTCTATGGCCTGGCCAAGGAGCTCGGTGAGCTCGAGACGCCGATCTTTGCGTTTCTGGAGGGTCGCGATCCTGATGCCGAGCGCGTCTTCCGTAAGATGGCCGAACTGTCACATGGCGCCTATGGACGGTTCGATGATGGCGCAGTGCCGCAATTGCGGGATCTGTTGAAGGCCGTGGCTGCGTTCGTGGTGGGCGGAGTCAAGGCGCTGGAAGGGCGTTCGGATGGGGCGAGCAGGCTGCTTCTGACACAGATAAGGAATGGGTGAGGTGCAGGGGATGATGGGGATTAATACGGGATGATTAAAATAATAGCGATCGAAAATCCCCTCGACGAGCGGCCGCGAGCGCGCGAGGATAAGGCGCTGGCGAGCCGAGGAGGTCGCATGGCGTTCCCGAAAGGCAACCAACACGGCTACAACGGCGACCGAACGCAGAAGGGCCAGAGCATCGTCAGCAACGGCCGCAAGCTGCTTCGCGGCATCAAGATGACGACGGCGCCGGCAAGGCGCTACCGCGATCTGGTCGCGCAATATGCCACGGGCCTGGCCACGATCGGACCGCACGAGATGACTCTCATCAAGCTGGCTGCCGGCATGACGGTGCAGGCCGAGGCGATGCAAGTGCGAATCCTGCAGGGTGAGCCGCTCGACGAGAAGCGGTTGGTGCGCGTCGCAAATACGGTCGCGCGGACGCTCAAGACGCTAGCCGATATGAAGGCGAAGTCGCCCGAGCACGGCGGCGACAATCTCGAACGGCATCTTGCGCAGATGGTCGCGAAGCGCCAGGCGCTCGAGGCTGCGGCCGAAAAAACGACGGGATAAACGTCTCTGCCTCATTAAGGCCATCCTCTTGGAACATATAGAGGGTCGTAAACGTGTTCCATAGAGGTCGCTCTGGCCGCCATCGTCAGCTACATCCGCGTCAGCACCGCCCGCCAGGGGCGCTCAGGCCTCGGGCTCGAGGCGCAGCGCCAGGCGATTGCGGCCTTTGCCGCGGCCGAGGGCTTCGACGTCATTGGCGAGTTCGTCGAGATTGAGACCGGCAAGGGGGCGGACGCGCTCGAGCGCCGGCCGCAGCTGGCCGCAGCGCTCGCGGCGGCGCGAAAGGTCAAGGCGCCGATCATCGTCGCGAAGTTGGACAGGTTGTCGAGAGACGTCGCCTTCATCTCGGGCCTTATGGCGCGGCGAACTCCGTTCATCGTCGCCGAGTTGGGCCGCGACACGGACCCGTTCATGCTGCACCTTTTCGCCGCGCTCGCCGAGAAAGAGCGTGCCTTGATCTCGAGGCGCACCAAGGAGGCGCTCGCGGCCGCCAAGGCGAAGGGCGTGAAGCTGGGCAACGCCGAGCTGGCCAAGGCCAACAAGGCGGAAGCGGCAGCGCGCGACGCCGAGCTGCGCCCTGTGCTCGCTGAGCTCGTCGGCAAGAGCTACCGTGTGATCGCGGCGGAGCTCGATGCTCGCAAGATCCCTACGCCACATGGTGGCAGCTGGAATCACATGAGCGCGGCACGGTCAATGAAGCGCCTCGGCCTGGCGTAAACGCCACGAGGCTTACGCCAGGCGGGCGCCGGGCAGCCATCTCGGCCTTGGCAGGCACGGCGGCCATAGCGCCGGTGTGAGGCTCGCAGAAGCTTTCTCGAGCCCGAGCGTTTCGAGCGCCTTGTAGCGCTGCGCGCGCCCCCTCCTCGCCGGCATCGAGGGAACCGGGGGGCATGAAACCGGGAATTCACTGTCCCGGCCGGGGTGGGTGCCGGGGCTCGACTCTTTCCGGGAGGCTCCAACCTTGGGATTCGGGAGCAAAATTATTGCACTGTTGATATGCCTGCGATATTGCCGGCCCGAGGACAGTGAATACCAGTATTCATTCGGGTCAATATTAATCGCGTGGGTTGACGACTTTTGCTGAGGCCGCGACGGGTCAATGAATACCCGAATTCACGAATGATGTCCGGACGCCGGCCTCAGTTTCAATTGCCGCAAAAGGTTCTAAAGCGGTCCTTGGCGGCCGCAGCCAGATCGGCCGAGATTGGTCGTTGCCGACCGGCACATTTGGACGGTCGACGCGCGAAAGTGGACATTCGAATCGGCGCGGACATCGTCTGGAGCTGACACTTATCGGACGTTCCCATAGAGCTCCGCCTAACTTCCGAGGCCCGGAAGCAGAAATTGTTTCGTTCACTCAACCTCGATGGTGATCCCGCGTGTGCCAAAGAGCCATCTTGGATTCATCTTGACGCCCTACATTGCAACCGACACTCCCATCGAAGCATATGCAAGGGCTAGCTGATATGCGATAAACCCCCGGTCCTTTGTGCTGAGGGGGAGAGAATTGTGCGTGCAACACGCATTTTAATAAAGAACTTTAGGGGCGTAAAGCAGGCTAAGTTACTTCTTCCGAGACACGGCGTGCTGATCGGTGATAACAATACCGGGAAGACGACCATCCTAGAAGCGCTCGACCTAGTTCTTGGACCCGACCGCCTTAATCGTCAACCGCCCGTTGACGAGCACGATTTCTTCCGGGGTTCCTACATTCTCAAGCCTGCGGTGCCTCCTGCCGATGGTGGGAAGGATGCTGAGGGTAATGCTGCGGCAGAGCCTCCTGCAAAGGAAGCGGCTGGTGAGGCGCCCAAGATCGAAATCGAAGTGACGGTCGCCGATCTTACGGAAGAGCAAAAGGGAAAGTTCGGGGACTACATAGAGTTCTGGGATGCTGCGACGGACACCTTCTACGAGGAGCCAAACCCGACTGGCGCGGACGCAGCCACCATCACTGAAGCGCTCCGTGTCACCTTCCGCGGCTGGTACGATGCCGAAGAGGACGATTTCGAAGGGAGGACCTACTTCACCCGCAGCCTGACCGAGGGCGAAAGACCCGAATCGTTCTCCAAGAAGCACAAGCAGGTGTGCGGCTTCCTGTACCTGCGCTCCGTGCGCACAGGTTCACGCGCGCTGAGTCTGGAGCGGGGCAGTCTGCTCGACATCATTCTACGCCTTAAAGAAGTCAGGCCGCAAATGTGGGAGGATACCCGCGGCACTTTGGCCGGCATATCGGTCGCGAGCGATCCCAAACTCGGCATTTCTCCCGTGCTGGACAGCATTAGCTCGGCGCTGAAGAAGTATGTGCCGAAAGAGTGGGGTGTGGAGCCCCATCTCAAGGTCTCAAATCTGACTCGCGAGCACTTGCGGAAGGTCATCACGGCGTTTATCGCCACGGGTGAAGGCAACCACGCGGCGCCGTTCTACCGGCAGGGCACGGGGACCATCAACATGCTTGTCCTGGCGATGCTGTCCCAGATCGCCGAGGACAAACAAAACGTCATCTTCGCTATGGAGGAGCCGGAGACGGCGATCCCACCTTACGCACAGAAGCGCATTGTCCATGAGGTGCGGAAGCTCGCGTCCCAAACTCTCTTCACCTCCCATTCCCCCTACGTGCTGGAAGAATTCGCCGTCGAGGAGACCGTAGTGCTCGAGCGCGATGGAGACGGTATCTTGGGGCAGAAACCTATCTCGCTTCCAGCCAATGTGAAGCTGAAGCGCTATAGGCAGGAATTCCGCACCCGTTTCTGCGAAGGTCTGCTTGCTCGCCGCGTTCTTATCGCCGAAGGCTCGACGGAGGCATCGGCCTTTCCCGCTGCGTGCCGTCGTCTTGCTGAGCTTAAGCCAGACATCTACTCGTCCCTAGAGGCGCTTGGTGTCTGTATTGTCAATGCCGGTGGTGAAACTGACATCCCCGGCGTGGCGCAGCTCTATCGAGAACTCGGGAAACGAACCTTCGCCATCTGCGACGAGCAAGCGAGCGGCAACAAGGCCCTGATCGAAGCGCAGGTCGAACTGCTCCTGATGCACGGGGAAAAGGGCTTTGAGGCCATGGTGCTCAAGGGCACGACGGTGGCGGCCTTGAAACGGTTCGCCGAGCGAATCGATTGGCCACAAGACCTAGCTCAAAAATACCCTGATCCGGAGACAGATGCAGCCGCAGCCTTGGGGGAGTATTTCGCCAAGTCGAAGGGGAACTGGGCTATCGCGGATTTTCTCGCCCAGTGTAGCGAGGTAGAGATTCCCGCGTGGCTCCGGGACGCAGCGGTCAAACTAAGGGAGGCCTGTATTTCCGCGCCCGCGGGAGGTGGTGACGCTCTCGTGACTGCCGATGCGGGTGCGCATCCGGAGGCGGTTGCTGATGGAGTTGACTAAGGGTCAGGAGGAGATCCTGGCGGCGGACGGCTATCTCCTGGTCACAGGCGGTCCGGGATCCGGCAAGACCACCATCTCCATCCTTAAGGCGGCGCAGGTTGCCCAGCATGACCTTCGGCTTGGACAAAGAATCCTCTTCCTCAGCTTCGCCCGTGCTACGGTGTCTCGGGTCATTGAAGCCATCGACTACGAGCAGCAGATTCCGCCTGCTCAAAAGCGGCTCATCAATGTCGAGACCTATCATTCCTTTTTCTGGCGCATCTTGAAAGCCCATGGCTATCTCATCGGATTGCCGCGGCGGCTGTTCATCCTCACGCCGCCCGGTGAAGCGATCGCACTCTCGGATGTTCGATCCGGCTTCCCGGCCAGGAAGCTCACCGACGCGCAGAAGGCAGCAAAGAAAGCGGCGGAAGAAACCGAGCGTGCGCGCCTCGCGATGGAGGAAGGGCGTGTGTGCTTCGACCTCTA